GCTCGCATGATAAAATTGTGCGGTGTGCCGCGTTCCCGCACGGTTGAAGTGCTTTACCCGAACCCATGCGTAACGATCTATACAGACGATTGTTATTGGTTGCTTGTGATCGCTGTTGCCCGCGAAATGTCACAACCTGGGCAACTAATACAAGTTGAAGCGTTGGGCCACGCTCGTGACGTCAAGCCCGGCGAGCATGTGTTTTACAAAGTGTCAACAATTGGGCCACGGTTTGCGTATCAAAGTCTTGATGACAAACAGCGCCGCAACATGCGCAACCGTCAAACTACCATCGATATACATGTTGCGTAATAGCTACAACCGTCAATAGTAGTTGCTGACCCCTTATTGACGGTTTAAAATACCATAACTTTTGTCGGGGGATAAAGTGGAAAAATGGATGCCCGGTTTTATCATTGAGAATGACAACGTGGCACGTGAGCCGTTAGGACCGAACGAAAAACGAATTGCCGCTTGGATCGCTTTGAAGTTTCGCCTCATTTTGCACCGTCGTTATGCGCCGCGGCCTGACACATGGCCGCGTGACGAAAACCCGAACTGTCGCTGTTTCGTAAGACCCATAATCCCGGATTAGTTGGACCCAACGCCCCAAGCTGTAAAATGGGGCGTTTCTTATTATGGGGTCCATCATGCTCACATGGCTACGCAAACGGCTTGGACAAGAGCCGACCGAAAGTATCGAAAACGAAAAAGTATTAAAAGGTTCGATGTTCTCGACGCATCGGACGGATTCATTGAGCCGCGGCAAACTGTCAAAAATGACGGTTCAATTGCATGAGGTATGGACCAACTACACCCGCGCTTGGGCGCCCCGTCCGCAGTTGCCCGATGGCACGATGGACGATAGCGGCGACGGTTGGAACAGCATCAAGTCGGCCTATACGTTCGGTCAACCCAATATGTCGGACGCACTATTTCAGTGGTTCGGTACGCAATCATTTATTGGACACCAAGCCTGTGCGATTTTGTCGCAACATTGGATGATTGACAAAATATGCACAACCCCCGCACGCGATGCAATCCGACAAGGATACGAAATCGTCAATGAAGTGGGCGAAGAAAAACTCACAGAAGACGTGCAAGCGGCGTACGCCAAGTACGACAAGCTATTTAAAATCGATGCACATTTGCTCGAATTCGTACGCATGGGCCGAATCTTTGGCATCCGTGTTGCAATCCCGCGCATCGAATCGCCCGACAAAGACTATTACGAAAAGCCGTTCAACCCGGACGGCGTACGCCGCGGCTCGTTTAAAGGTTGGACCCAAGTTGACCCGTATTGGATGGCGCCGATTTTGTCGGCCGAAGCATCGGCACAACCTGACGCGCCCGACTTTTACGAACCTACGTGGTGGTTGATCAATGGTAAAAAATATCATCGCTCACATCTGTGCATTTTCCGCACCGCGCAACCGCCTGACTTGCTGAAGCCGTCGTACCTATACAGCGGCGTGCCGATTCCACAGAAGATTATGGAACGCGTGTATGCCGCGGAACGCACGGGCAACGAAGCGCCGTTGTTGGCACTGACGAAGCGCCTCTACACGTTGAAGCTCGACAGCATCGAAGACGCAATGGCGAATAAGCAAGACTTCGATGATTCAATGGCGTTCACCATTGATACACGCGATAACTACGGCGTGCGCATCATGGGCAAAGACGACGAAATGAGTCAGTTCGACACGTCGCTTGCCGATCTCGCGAACGTGATCGATACGCAATATGCGTTGGCGTGCGCGGCCGGCGACACGCCAGTAAATAAGATCATGGGTACTGCTGCGGCTGGCCTGGGTGGTAGTGCTGGCGACTATGACGAATCGAGTTATCACGAAACGCTTGAGTCTATCCAGACGCACGAATTGACGCCGTTTCTCGAACGTAATCATTTGCTAGTGAAAATGTCGTACATAGTTCCTGAATTCGGTGCGGTCGACGGGGGCGCTAATACGACAGTATCGTGGAACCCGTTAGACTCGCCCACGGCGAAGGAATATAGCGAAATCAATTTGAACAATGCAAACGCTGATTTGGCGCTTGTCCAAACTGGCGCGGTCGATGACGTTGCCGTGAACGCTCGGTTGCGCAATGACAAAAATAGCGGCTACTCGACGCTCAAGCCGTTGATTGTGTCAAACGAGCCGACCGACGAAGTGACACCTAACAACGCAGCGCCGCAGGGTGCGGGTCAAGAATCGCCGGAAAATAAGGCGTCGGCTAATTCGGCCGGTGTGAGTGCTCGCAGTGGCGCATAAGCAATTACGGATTGTCGGCAAAAAGGCGGCGTGGGCCGCGCAATTCAAACCTGACGCGTTACGCGGCAAACCGCTAATTGTGGCTGGTGCGATTGCCACGCGTTATTTCGGTACGCTCGAAACGTACATTGCCCGAATGGAACGTGAGGTGCGGCGCGAAGTGGAAGCGCTCTATTCGGCGTTTGCTGGCGACTCGGTGGCCTGGGCAATGGACGCCAGCATTGCAAGTCAAGCGCGCATTTTGTCCAACGGCATGCGCGATAAATTTGCCGCGCTGTTTGCCAAGATCGCATTGCCAACCGCGCAGGCGATGACACAACAGGTTGATAAAGACAGTTCCAAAAAGCTAGGGATATCGCTTAAGGAAATGTCAGGTCAGTTGACACTCAAGACCGACGTATTGAACGACAGCTTGCGCGATGTACTCGTATCAACGGTTGTTGAAAATGTGGGACTCATTAAGCGTATTCCTGAAAAGTATCTCGACAACGTAACGGGCGCTGTTATGCGCTCGATCCAAACCGGCAATGGTCTAGCCGATCTAACACCGCAGTTGGACCAGTACGGCGTTACGGTGCGCAACTGGGCAAAGAATGTTGCGTTGGACCAGACGCGCAAAGCGTACAACGGCATTAACCGCGGCCGGATGGAAGCGTTGGGTGTGACTGAGTTTGAATGGGTACACAGTGGGGGCAGCAATCACCCCCGTGCATATCACCGTGATGTGTTGAACGGTAAAATATTCTCTTTTGACGACTTGCCACATTTGGACGGTCCCGGACTTGGCGAGCGAGGCATACCCGGACAGGCGCCGTACTGTCGGTGTACCATGCGGCCGATATTCCGTTTCGATAACGATGAAAAGGTAATCTAATCATGATTGATTCCGCGGGCGTTATGTTTTTGTGTAATGGCAAGGTGTTGCTATTGCAACGGCCAAACGGCGAATGGGGTTTTCCGGCCGGCAGCATTGAAGACGGCGAGACGCCCGAAGCATGCGCACGACGCGAAACGATGGAAGAAACTGGGTACGCGCATCAAGGCGACATGGCGCAACACGGTACGTACGACAATTTCTGTTTGTATTCGGCAAGCGTTGATCAATTTAACCCGGTGTTGAACGACGAGCATATCGGGCACGGTTGGTTCGGATTTATGGAATTGCCGCAAGCGCTATTTGCGGCAACCGGAACCGTGCTTAACGATGTGTTTGCGATGGATGCTCAAGAGTCAATGCGTCAATACGACATTAACGGTTGGTTCGAAGTACCGGACAATCCATTGTCGAAAGTCGGCGTTTTTAATTATCTCGGTAAAAATATTCCGCAAGAAGTCGCTAAGGGCAATAGCGATGCAATGTTTGCTGTTTATCGACCTGCCGAAGAATTAGCGGACCCCGCGTGCGTTAAATCGTTCCGCCTCGTTCCCTGGGTAATTCAGCACGCGATGTTAGGCGATGGAACGGCCGGGACGCTCACGGTTGATGAGAAGGTAGCCCGCGGCGTGACAGGCGAACAGATATGGTTTGATCCTGCTGACGACTTCGGAACGCTTAAAGGAAATATCAAATGTTTTAGCGAAATTCTCGCCGGTAATATTGCTGGCGGAAAAACGCCGCTGTCACTTGGGTATCGGTGCGTATATCAGTACGCACCAGGGACGTTTAACGGCATCCCTTATACTTATGTGCAGCGGCGCATACGTGGCAACCATCTTGCAAGCGTTGACGACGCACGCATGGGGCCGGAAGTCGCCGTAATGGACGGCTTTTCATTTACTGTTGATGCAAAGGAGTTTGTCACTATGGCAACGAAGAAAATTGTAAAAAAGGCAGGCACCGCAGTTGCAGTGTTTCGCCAACGGTTGCAAGCATTCGCAACCGACGCCGCCGAAGCAATTAAGGACGGCGAAGACAAAGACGGCGAATTGAAACAAGCCGTTGAAGCAATCAGTAACGCCGTCCCGTTGCTTGAAGCAATCGAAGATTTGAAATCGGTTGGCGAAAGTGAAGACTTGGGCACGGTTGCGGGTGACACGATGCAGTCGCCGGGCGACGAACGTACGAAGGGTGCGAACGGGCTTGATGCCGAAGAAACGCCGGAAGAAAAGGAAAAGCGCGAGAAAGCAGAGAAGGAATCCAAAGCCGGTAAAGGCGAGGATGGTAAAGGTATGGACGCCGCCGAAGTGGGCAAGATGATCCAAAAAGCCGTTGCCGAAGCGCTCGCCGGCCGCGGCATGGACGCAAGCGAAGTCGTGCAAACGATTGCCAGCCGCGACAAACTCGCGTCGGACGTATCGGAATTTGTCGGCACGTTCGACCATTCCGAAATGACCGCGCAAGACGTAGCAGTCTATGCCGTCGACAAGCTCAAAATTCCGGCCGCAAAGGGTTCGGAAATCGGCGCCGTCAAAGCGTGGTTGCATGATCGCCCGTCGCCGCGTAAGCTGCCGACCGCATTTGCGGGCGATGCAAAAGACCGGTCCAACAAACCGTCGTTCGTATCGGCGCAAGTGGCCGAACGCTCGTAATCAACAATCCGTAGTCACTGATAGGGAGTAGCAAAAATGACGGGTACTTTTCAACAAGCCGTTAATTACGATTACGGGTTCGGTATTCCGGGCGAAATCGTACGCGATGGTCCGGTGCGGTCGCATCCGGGCTTGATCAATACGGGCACGCCCGCAAACAATGTGTTCGGTCGCGGATTCACGCAAGCCGCTGCGGGCGGCACTGTGGCGGCAGGCGGCACGGGTGTTTTCTTCGGGCTGTTGGCAAATCCGAAACAGCATGCGTCGTTCGGTGGCGCCGCGGGTCCGCTGTCGCCGTCGTTCGCGTTGCCGAATCAGGTTGTAGCGGACTTCGCTACGTTCGCAATTATCGTTGCTCAACTGTCGACCGCTGCAACGATTGGTCAGCAAGTGCAAATGTCGCAAGCGGACGGTTCGTTGTCGATTCCGGTTGTACCGGGCACGGCTGACGCTGCCTATACGCTTATCCCGGCATGGGTGGAAGACTTCCCGCAACCGACCGTCAATGATTTGGTCTTGCTCCGTGTTTCGGCGCAGTAATTGACCAACTGAAAAAGGAGCATTAAAACATGTTGAAATTTACCGCCAAAGACGAAAGCAAGGTTCATTCGTCGCTTTCCGGCCGGAATTGGAAACCGTTCGAAGTCACGCCCGAACAGGTCGCCAACTACGGGGGTCTTGCCGAAATTGGTATTGGCTTTGACCAGTCATACATTGCCGAAGTCGTCAACGCTCTGCGTATGGCAAACACGTTCGACGGTAACGATGTTGGTATCACGCCCGCACCGAGTCAGATTGCCACGGCTGCAAGCGTGCCGACGTTGGTACAGTTTCTGCAAGCGTGGTTGCCGGGGTTCGTCAACTTCATTACCGCGGCGCGCAAGATCGATGAGTTGGTTGGTATGGCAACCATCGGTTCGTGGGAAGACGAGCAAATCGTACAAGGTATGCTCGAACCAACCGGTAACGCCGTGCCCTACGGCGATTACAACAATATCCCGCTTACGTCGTGGAACGTCAATTTCGAGTTCCGCACCGTTGTGCGGTTCGAAATGGGCATTCTCGTCGGCCTGTTGGAAGAAGCACGCGCCGCACGTATCCGCGTCAGTTCGAGCGGCGAGAAGCGTTCACAGGCTGGCCGTGCATTGGACATTCAGCGCAACCGTATCGGTTTCTACGGTTTCAACGATGGCGCGGGCCGCACGTACGGGTTCCTTAACGATCCATCGTTGCCGGCGTATCTGACTGTTGCCAACGGTGCAACGTCCGGTTCGCCGCTTTGGAGCACCAAGACGTTCAACGACATTACCGCCGATATTCGCATCGGGTTGGCAACGCTTCAAATTCAGTCGCAAGATACGATTGACGTTGAAACGACGCCAATCACGATGGCTATTCCGATGGGTCGCAACCAGTATTTGACGGTTACGCAATCGGTCGGCGGTATTTCGGTACGCGAATGGATTCGTGAAAACTACGCCAACTTGCGTATCGTCACCTCGCCGGAATTGGTTGACGGCAACGGTGGTTCGTCTGTGATGTACTTCTACGCTGAAAGCGTCGCGGACGGTTCGAGCGACGACGGCAAGACGTTTATCCAAGTCGTGCCGTCCAAGTTCCAAGCGCTGGGCGTGGAAAAGCGTGCAAAGGCATATGTTGAAGACTACGCGAACGCGTCGGCCGGCGTGATGTGTAAGCGTCCATACGCAGTGGTTCGATATACCGGGCTGTAATCGCCGGTCGCATTAGTGCGGCGTTGTAGAATGGGGTGTCTTGGAAACGGGGCACCCCATTTTTATTAAAGGAAAATCATGGCACAAGCAATCACAGCACAAAAGAGTACCGGCACCGTATATATCTATTCGACGCTTGCCAATGCGCAAGCGTTCACGACGTACAAGCCGGGCGGCGCCGATTTGATGGTGGTTGACCGCACCGTCTTGGTCAAGGGTGGCGCGGGAATCGCATCAAAAAATCTGATTACGTCTTTGGGCGAGTACACACAGGTCAGCGTCGAAGACTACGAAGCAATCAAAGATTTGGCGCACTTCAAGGAATTTGTCGAACGCGGTCATATTCGCGTCGAAAAGAAAAAGGCGAGCGAGTTGGAACGCATCGTATCGGACATGAACCCGCGTGATCCGGGCGGCCCGATTACGCCGGCCGATTACGAGAAGACGCCGCAAGATGGAAGCGCGCCTATCCCAGTCGATCAAGCGCGGCTTGGTTCGGGATGGGTCTTGAGTAACGCACGGTAAGGGGCGCAGCATGGCGACGCATACGTTTAATTACACGTTGTTTCAAGAGCAGTTCCCGGCGTATGCGTCGGCGCCTGTTGAGTCAGTGCTCGCCGCATATTTCGCGCAAGCGACGAATTTTGTTAGTCCAAACGACAATTGGTGTCGCGGATTAAATAGTGACTCGCTCGATTACGCGTTGAATTGCTTGGTAGCGCACTTTGCATACATCAATGCACTGATTGCGGGCGGCACCGATACCGTGATCGTGACAGGCAGCACAATCGACAAGGTGAGCGTGTCATTGCTCGCGCCGCCAGTAAAGAACATGTTTCAATACTGGCTTGCAACGTCGCCATACGGCAAACAGTTGCTCGCGTTGCTCAGTGTCAAATCGGCAGGCGGCTGGTACGTCGGTTCGGGGCTTGCAGAGCGCAGAGCGTTTCGCAAGGTGTACGGGACATTCCGATAATGTCAACAATGCGTAGAGTGCCGGGCGGTGCGAGTGGGCCGCTCGACAAAATGTTGATCGATTTGAAAAAAGCTAACGTGCGTGTCGGCTGGTTCGAGTCATCGAAATATAACGACGAGAATCAAACGCCTGTTGCGTACGTTGCAGCAATTAACGAATTAGGTCCGCATGCGCGCCCGTTCATGCGGACCACTGCGGACCAACGCGATAAAGAATGGTCCGCGCTGATGTTCAATTTATCGAAGCTCGTTGTTAAGGGTCAACTCACAGTTGCACAAGCGCTCGATGGCGTCGGGTTGCAAGTCGGCGCCGACATTCAGAAAACCATTTCAACAATTACATCGCCGCCATTGTCGCTAATCACATTGATGGTTCGTAAGTACCGCATGGAACATCCAGGCGCGAAGGTGACGGGCAAGACGATAGGCGAATTTGCCGCGCATGCATACGATGTGGGCGAGGAAAATGTCGATGTATCGGGCGTCAGTACGAAGCCATTGAATGACACAGGTTATATGCTCGCTACGGTGTCATCAAGCGTCAACGGCGGCGATGCTAAAGCAGTAGGAGGTTCACAGTGATTATTCCGGGCTCAAATTTGCTCGCGTTGGCGCTTACGGTCATAGCGTCGACGCCTGTTCAATACTTCCAATTTCAAAGTACCGCGACCGGGCCAACCGGGTTAGAAACTGCTACATATGCGGCGCCCCTGACTATTCCTAAAGGCAGCGTGCAGCCGGTTGATAGGTCGCGTTATTCAGCATACGGGCTTGACTGGGAAAAATCCTATGTCGCATGGTTCGTTCCGAAACTTGCCGCGTCATCAATAACGCGTAACCCTGACAATAGCGGCGACGTGATCGAGTGCAACGGTCGCCGCTATCAGCTTATGAGCGGTACAAACTGGTACAACATTGACGGCTGGATGAGCTTGTTGGGTATCGATATCGGACCGGCAACCGGAAATACCACAAATGCTTGACGCTCAATTACAGACGATTATCCAATCGACGCTTATTGCTGGTTTGGCAGCGCGTGGGATTTCCGGTGTAAGCGCGAAGCAAAATAATCAGCCGCGCCAATTTGCTGCGCCGTCATCGCCAACAATATTTTTCACGTATGGCGGTCGTAAAAAATGGGGCTGGCCGTCCTACGCCGATACTTTAAACGAAGACGGCGTGACGTTCACACGCACGGTTGCGCAAGTTGTGCATACGCGATTTCAAATTGCTGGATTTACGCCAGCAAGTCCGTCAACACCTGAGCAATACACATCGGGCGATTTATCCAGCATTGCCGCAGATATTTTAACGTTCGAAGACGCTATATCGGCGTATGTGGCGCAAGGGTGCAATGTGTTGCGAGTCCAAGATTTACCGGGGGTGTGGTTTCAAGATAGTAGCGGGCAAAACGTTTTATGGTCATCGTTTGATATCATATTCACGCACAAAGATGTGTTCGTATCCTCTACGCCGACGATTGGTAATTTTGCGGGCAGCGTCAACCGCATATAATTTTGGAGAATTAAATGAGCATAAGATTTACGAAGTATATCGACATTAACAGTGTCGTCGGCGGTGCGGCGCAAGTGCCACAGCGTCAGTGGTGCGCCCGCATTTTTACGACAAGCGTACTCGTTGGGCCGTCCGCGGTTCTACAGTTCGCATCGAGCGCAGACGTGGGTGAATTCTTCGGCACTCAAAGCGAAGAGTACGCACGGTCTGTGATTTATTTCGATTACGAATCGCCGCTTGGATCGGCGCCAGTGGCAATTCAATTTGCCCGTTGGGTCGAAACCGCGCAACCTGCAACGATCTTTGGTGAGTCCGGTATTGCGACGCTTGCAGCGTTGAACGCCATTACCGCGGGGGTGCTGTCGTTGAAGTTTGGCGCCACGACGGTGAACCTTACCGGAATTGATCTTGCAGCGGCCGGCACGCTCGCCGCAGTTGCAACCGCAGTTCAAACGGCGTTGATTGCTGCAACTGCGCAATCTCCCAACGCTGAACTTACGGCCTGTAGCGTCGCGTTCAATCCGACCTCGCAAGCGTTCGACTTCACGGCTAACGCGACCGGCGTTGTTACCGAGTCGTTCGCAGTGGTGCAACCGACTGGCGCCACGCCTACAACGGACGTTGCCGCGGCGCTCGGCTGGTATGCATCGCAAGGTGCGCTAGTGAACAGCGCTGCGACGCTGGAAACCCGTGTTGCAGGCTTCAATCGCGTTACTTCGTTGAACAACAATTGTGGTGAATTCGGTTATACCGATGCGTCGGCACTCACGTTGTCCGACGCGACCGCAGTTGCCCAAGCGAACGCCGCGCTAAATGTGGTCTTCGTTTTCCGTATCTACGTTACGCCGCTTACCTGGGCAACGTGGTCAGCGGCGCTGATTGGTATCGCTGGCACCGGGTTGGAATACGAAGACCCGGCCGTAACAGGCGTGCCGCGCCAATACATTGAAATGTTGCCCATGTCGATTCATGCGGCAATTAATTTCAATGCGGTCAGCGGCACCGTCGGTTTCATGTACAAGCAAAACGGCGCGTTTTTCCCTAGTGTGACGACCGACACACTAAGCGATGCGCTCGATGCGGCACGTGTGAACTACTACGGTCAAACGCAAAGCGCTGGTGCGAACATCTCGTTTTATCAAGACGGCGTACTCTGCGGTGGTGCTACTGCGCCGGTCGATTCGACGGTGTTCGCAAACGAACAGTGGTTCAAAGATTTGATGGGCTCAAGCCTCATGAACCTACAATTGGCGGTCGGTCAGATTCCGGCAAACAAGCGTGGGCAGTCAATGTGTGAGCTTGTCATTCAAGGTCAGGAGGCGACCGCACAAGCGCCGGCTACCGGCATCATGGCAGCAGTTGCGAACGGTACGATTAGCGTCAATTCGACGTTGACGCTGACGCAGCAAATCTTTGTCACGCAGCAAACCAATGACCCGACCGCATGGCAGCAAGTGCAAACGACCGGGTACTGGTTCGCTACCAATATCACGTCGGCTGTTGCACCGTCCGGTGTGACGGTCTACACGCTTAACTATACGATCATCTATCGCAAAGATGATGTGATTAAGGTCATCGTCGGTTCGCATCAACTTATCTAAACGCGCCGGGCCGCAATTGCGGCCCGCTTTGAACATTAGGAGTCAGCAATTATGAATGGTGAAATTGGCGGGTTTGGACTAGTTGTATCGCTTCTCGCAAGCGTTACGTTCCCGGCAGGCTTGGTACTTGAGCAGTTCGCTGATGACGCGGACCCGTTCGACTTCCCAGACCTGCAAATCGCGGATATTGCGATGGGCTTGAACGGCGACTTGCTCACGTGGTCCAAGGCGATGCCGCTTGTTACGCAAATTGCATTGGTCCCGGAATCGGACGACGACAATAATTGCGCGGTGCTTCTGGCGGCAAACCGTGTTGGCAAAAATAAATCGTCGGCGCAAGACAAGATTACGATGATTGGTAAGTACCCGTCCGGCTACACAGTAACACTTTCCTCGGGCCGCATGACGAACGGCTCGATTAGCAACAGCATCGCATCGGCCGGCCGCATGAAGTCGAAAGTGTACAAGTTCGCATTTCAAAATATCACTATCGCTCGCGTGCCGCTGTAAGGTCCGCGCCAGCATAGGCGATAATAGCGGGGCGGCACATGTGCCGCCCCTTTCATTTTGGAGAAACCACACATGGCAATGTTAGAACCTAAAGACCTCGAACCGATGGGGGACGTGATATTCGTCATCTCAAAGTTTCCCGCGACAGTCGGGCGCGAGGTCATCATGCAGTACCCGACAAGTGCGCTACCGAAGGTTGGAGACTATGCGACCAATGAAGCGTTGATGTACAAGATCATGAAATACGTTGGCGTGCGCGTTGAAGGGCGTGATGAGCCGTTGATGCTAACCACGCCGCAACTGATCGATAACCATGTTGTCGACGCTGAAACATTGATGCGTTTGGAATGGGCGATGATGTCGCATAATTTCGCTTTTTTCAAAAACGGCAAGCTGTCCGGTATCCTCGATCAAGTGGCGAATCGTACGGTAACATTGATACAAAAAATGTTGACGGACTTATCGCGTGCATCGTCGGAGAAGGGCGCGCAACCCCTTTAGAACTTCGCACCGTGTACACGCTTGAAGATGCGCTAAACATTTTCGAGATAATCATGGTGCGACGTTCTAACGAATACCTTGCCAATAAAGCCGCTAACGCAAAGGCGCAGCGTTAGCAAACGGAAGACGAAGCATGAACATACTCGACACGTTCTATTTTATGTTCGAAGCCGATGCGACGAAGGTTGCCAAAGGCGCCGCGGCTGGTGAAACAGCCAGCATAAAACTGAAAAAAGTTATTGACGATACTGACGCATCTGCCGATGCGCTCGGTAAAAACTTTGTCAAGCTGGCAAAGACCGCGGCCGAAGCATTGGCAGGCGTGCTCGCATTGAGTGCGTTAAAAACGCTCGTCAATGATACGTCCGCGCATACCGCAGCGGTGGCGATGCAAGCGCGTGCGATGCAAATGAACGTCGAACAGATGAGCGCGTACCGTAATGCCGTTGTTGGCATGGGTGGCGACGCTGATCAAGCCGCGGGCACGTTGAGTAATCTTCGGGATAAGTTCGTTGAAATGTCTCGATTCGGCGCAATGGTCGGGCCGGACGCGTTCATGTTTCGTCAGCTTGGATTGTCCGCGCAGCAAATGCGCGACAGCATCAAAGACCCAACTATTGCGTTGGGTGCGCTCGCTGAAAAGTTTCAGTCACTTAACGGCGTGCAACAACAATACATCGGTAAAAAACTTGGTCTTGATCAAGGCACGATCATGTTGTTATCGCAGGGTCGTCGCGCATTTGAGGAAATGATCGAGAAGCAAAAAGAGCTAGGCGTCGTTACGCAAGCGCAGGCGCAGGCAGCAATGAAGTACAAGATCGCGCAGGCCGAATTAGGGCTAACGTTCGAAACCGTGAAGCGCGAAATCGTTACGGGATTGCTACCCGCGTTCACATGGGTTGTGCAAGGGATTGACAAAGTGTTGCAATGGTTCCGCGAACACAAAGGGTTCGCGCTCGGTCTATTTGCTACGTTGGGCGCAGTGATTGCTACGGTGCTTGTGCCCCCGCTTATCGTCGCCGCAGCGGCGATGTGGTTACTGATTGCGCCGATCATTGCCGCTGCGGCACCGTTCATTGCGTTGGGCGTGGTTATCGGTCTGATCATTGACGACATTGAGAAATTTCGCAGTGGTCAGAAGTCACTCATTGGCGAGATTTTGGAAAAGTGGCCGATGATTGGCGAGATTGCGCGGGCAGTGGCGCAAATCGTCAAAATGTCATTTGACCTAATCGTCAATTCGTTCAAGTGGTTTGGCGGCTATCTCAAAGGCGAGGCGTCGCAAGTATGGGAAGACTATAAAAAAGCCGCCGTGTCGATGTTCGACACGTTCGTTAAACAATTTCCAATATTGGGCAAAATCGCAAAAGTCTTTACCGATGGGTTCAAGTTCGAAATGGACGGCCTAA